GCTTTGGAATCAGGTCTGCTGATGACAAGTCTACTGGCGTTATGCCTCATCTTAAAATGTATGATGCTGGCAGTCTGGCTTATCGCCAAGGCCGTACTCGCCGTGGTAGTTATGCTGCTTATCTGGATATTAGCCATCCTGACATTTTAATGTTCTTGGAAATGCGTAAGCCCACGGGTGACCAGAATATGCGTTGTCTGAATCTGCACCACGGCATCAACATTACTGATGACTTCATGCACCTCATTGAACGCTGCATGCTGGACAAGGACGCTGATGATAGCTGGCAGTTGAAGGATCCACATTCTGGTGAGATTCGTGAAACCGTTAGTGCCCGAGAACTCTGGCAAAGAATTTTAGAAATGCGCATGCAGACCGGTGAACCCTATCTGCACTTCATAGATGAATCCAACAGAAAGATGCCTCAATGGTTAAAAGACCAGGGACTACAGATTCATCAGAGTAACCTCTGTAGTGAAATCATACTGCCTACCAATGAACAACGTACAGCTGTCTGTTGTCTGAGCAGTCTTAACCTGGAGTATTTTGATGATTGGAAAGACAATCCACAATTTCTTGCTGACATTGCAGAAATGCTTGATAACGTTCTTCAATACTTTATTGACAATGCTCCTGATACTATTCATAGGGCTAAGTACAGTGCTGCTCGTGAGCGGAGCATTGGCATTGGTGCTCTTGGCTGGCATGCTCTATTGCAAAGAAAAAATCTGGCCTGGGAAAGTGCACTAGCTGTTAGCCTAAATAAACGCATCTTCAATCACGTAAGGAAACATCTGGATGAAGCCAATCTCAAACTCGGAGCGGAACGAGGTGAAGCCCCTGATGCCGCTGGCACAGGACTACGCTTTAGCCATATGTTGGCCATTGCTCCTAATGCTAGTACAAGCATCATCATGGGTAACACCAGTCCTAGCATTGAGCCTTATCGTGCTAATGCTTATCGTCAGGACACTTTGAGTGGTAGTCACTTAAACAAGAACAAGTATCTGGATATTATTCTAAAACAAAAGGCCGGCGACAAGTATGACGAAGCCTGGAGCAGCATCATTGCCAATGATGGATCTGTACAGCATCTGGAATATCTGGACGACTACACCAAGGATGTGTTCAAGACAGCCATGGAGATTGATCAGCGCTGGATTGTCCAGCATGCAGCAGATCGTCAGGAATACATAGATCAGGCTCAGAGTCTGAATGTATTCTTTCGCCCAGACAGCAACATCAAATACATACATGCAGTTCATTTTCAGGCCTGGAAGTCAGGGCTGAAGACCATGTACTACTGCCGCAGTGATAAAATTGCCAAGGCAGACAAGGTAAGTAAACGCATTGAACGCGAAGTCATCAAGGAAATTGATCTAACTGCTCTGGCCGAAGGCAACGAGTGTTTGGCCTGCGAGGGTTAAGTGAAGCTACGCGAAGCACGCATAGAGCCGTTTGTTGCGGCTCGGGTATTTACGGATGCTCAGCTAAACAGCATCATAGATCTGGGTCATGAACAGATCGAAGAAGAAAGTCGGCTGGCTCAGGGCGACGCTGATTTAAAAACCAGAACCTGTAAGATCAGCTGGATATATCCTACAGAAAAAAGTCAATGGATATTTGACATCATAATTGCAGGCTTTGTTCGATTAAATCAGGAAAACTATGGGTTTGATCTAGATCAGTTCGAACCATTACAATTTACTCGTTATGATGCTGGACGTAGAGAATTCTATGGACCTCATGTAGATTGTGCCTATGGCATCATGAGTCAGATGACCAGTCGTAAGTTAAGCATGGTCATACAGTTATCAGACCCAGCTAACTATACTGGTGGTGAATTACGACTACATGTAGGGCATAAGAAACCTTTGGTGGCTCCCAAAGAGCGTGGCACTGTGATAGTATTTCCCAGCAACATACTACACGAAGTAACTCCAGTTAAGTCAGGTCGCAGACACAGCCTGGTTACCTGGGCACATGGACCACTATTTAGATGAACAATCCCTGGGTCTGGTGGTTTATGCGAGCCGTAGAGATGATAACCTGCATACATATTATACTTAACATCTGGAAACATTGGTAATGAAAATAGGATTTAATTGCAGTAGTTTTGATTTGCTTCATGCCGGGCATGTTACCATGCTCAAAATGGAAAAAGAACGCTGTGACTACCTCAAGGTAGCCCTACAGGTCGATCCTACCCTGGATCGTCCAGGCATAAAGAATCGTCCCGTGCAGAGCATCTATGAACGCTATGTACAGCTACAGGCCTGCAAGTACGTTGATGAGATCCTAGTCTATGATACCGAAGCTGAGTTATTAAATCTAATCATGACACAGACCATACACATACGCTTTCTCAGTGAAGAATATCTAAATCGAGACTTTACTGGCAAACAGTATTGTATTGACAGAGGCATAGAATTATATTATCATCCCAGAGAACACACATACAGTAGTAGTGATTTGCGAAATCGAACCTATCAATTAGAATTGACGAAACGAAATCAGATAATGCCACATGAATTTCCACAACATTCAACAGAATTAATCAACAAGGACCAACATGAAAAATAAACTAATACTGGCTCTAATGCTATTTTTATTACCCGTAGTTGTAGTTGCAAAAGCTACCGAAGGAAAAATCTATAATTTTAAAGTCCTGGCTGTAAAAGACGGCGACACCGTAGTCATCGAAGCACCCTACTTACCAGCACCCCTAAAACCACAGTTATCCATCAGAGTATTGGGTGTGGATACTCCGGAAAAAGCTCCGCGTGCAAAATGTGATCGAGAAGCCGCTGGTGGTGCCGCAGCTACGGAATTTACCAAGAAAGCCGTGGCCACGGCCCGACAAATTCAGGTAGAATTGGTTGACTGGGATAAATTTGGTGGACGTGTGCTGGGTGATGTCATCTTAGATGGTCAGAGATTAAGTACCTTGTTGATCAAGAATAACCTGGCTCGTCCATATTTTGGCGAAGCTAAATCTAGCTGGTGCAACTAGTATGTCAAAAAAATATCGACTAACCGAAGAACGTAGCTTCTTCAAACCATTTAGTTTTCCCTGGGCCTATGACAGCTGGCTCAAACACGAACAGGCACATTGGTTACATACCGAAGTGCCCATGATGGAAGATGTAAAAGACTGGAAAAAGAAATTAACGGCCGAAGAGAAGCATTTCTTGACCAACATATTTCGTTTTTTCACGCAGGGTGACATTGACGTAGCCGGTGGTTATGTAAAGAATTATCTGCCTTATTTCCCACAACCCGAGATTCGCATGATGCTCATGGGCTTTGCGGCTCGTGAAGCTCTGCACATAGCTGCTTATAGTCATCTAATCGAAACCCTGGGCATGCCCGAGAGCACCTACAATGAGTTCTTGGAATACCAGGCCATGAAGGATAAACACGATTATGTTACGGACCTCAGTTCGAAAAACGGTGACACAGCTTCAACTGCTACACACATCGCCGTGTTCAGTGCTTTTACAGAGGGCATGCAGTTGTTTAGTAGTTTTATCATGCTTCTTAATTTTCCTCGTCATGGTTTAATGAAGGGCATGGGCCAGATTGTTACCTGGTCAATCGTAGACGAAACCATGCATGCAGAAAACATGATTAAATTGTTCAAAGAGTTTATCAAAGAAAACAACGAAATCTGGAACGACGACCTAAAAAGTCGCATATATACCATAGCAGAACGTATGGTAGAGCTCGAAGACAAATTCATTGAGTTGAGTTTTGCCAATGCGGAAATGCGTGACCTTAAACAGGAAGATGTAAAAGAATATATTCGCTACATTGCAGATCGCAGATTGATCAGCCTGGGACTCAAAGGTATTTTTAAACGCAAACGCAATCCGTTGCCCTGGGTGGAAGAAATGATCAATGCTCCAGTTCATGGTAACTTTTTTGAAAACCGTGTTACAGATTATGCAAAAGGTGCCTTAAGTGGAAGCTGGAACGACGTCTGGGCGTAAAATTGCCGTTGCTAGCATGCAACGCAACGAAGCTCGATATATTTTAGAATGGTTCGCTTATTATTTACTCAATGGTGTAAATCATTTTGTCATCTATAATCACCAGAGCACCGATGACACTCAGAGCATCTGGGAACGTCTACGAGCACTGGGTTATAGTATTGACATTCACTACAGAACAGGATATAATGTACATTATCCCATGCTGGAGCATGCACTGACCGAGGTTCTGCCTACAGTAGACTGGCTCATATTTGCCGACATGGATGAATTTTATTTTAGTGATACTGGTCGAACCGTTGAGGATATATTAAATGAATACGAAACAAACTTTAAAGGAAGTGCTCTTGGTATTAATTGGTGCGCTTATGGGTCTAGTGGTCATGTCACTGATCCAGAATTCGTTCTACGCGATTTTAACCATCGTGGTCATGCAGATCTTAGCACTAACCATCATTACAAGAGCATTGTACGTGGACGAGGCCTAGCCGGAGCAGTTCGGGGCACCAATCCACACATATTTACAACCGAACATGGAACCTATAATCTGGCCGGTGCTCTGATACCTGCCTGGGCCGGACATAATCCCAACGAACCAGTCATACATACACCGCTGAGAATCAATCATTATCAGTGTAAAAGCTGGGAATACTTTAAAAACGTTAAACAGGCCAGGGGCAGCACTGCAGATAGAACGCCCGATGCTCCAGGTGCTCAGATACCCGATAGTGTATTTCATGACTATGATTACAACGATGTTCTGGACAGTACGGTCTGGAATCGCTGGGGCATAGAACTCATAACAAAAATGCAACAAATTCAATCTTTATTAAATGGTGACTTTACATGATCATAGCCCTAGCTACAATGCACGACAAAAATTATGTTGAACTAGCAACTGAAACCTGGGACAACAACAAGGTCCAGTATGCTGAAAAGCATGAATATGCCTACCTGGCCAAGACCGAGGACTTCTATGGATTTGAACCAGGCTTTGAAAAAATACAATTCTTAATTGACACTTTTGATGCCTATCCAGACATTGCCTGGATCTGGTGGACTGGTACTGATAGCCTGATTACTAACTTTACAACTCGCATCGAAGATAAAATCGCCGAAGTTGAACGATTAGGATTTCCCAATGTTAGCATCATCATGAGTTCGGATTTTAACTTTGACATCAACTGTGATAGTATTTTGATCAAGAATACTGACCGAGCTCGTAGCTGGTTGCAAAACATCATGGACCAGATGCCCAAGTATGCCAGCCATCAGTTTAAAGAACAGCAGTGCATGCTGGACATCATGGACCAGTATGAAGACGATGTCATGATCATGCCACAGTCGTTCATGAACAGTTATGAATATAGCATGTATGAAGTAGCTCCCTGGAACTACAAGGAAAAAGTAGATGTCAATGGCGAACGAGGTCAATGGGAGTCAGGC